AAAACCCCCACACATCTCCCAGAAACCATAAGGACTCCCAATAAATAGACCCAACCCCATTGACATTCACTCCCAGAAGACTTATAGTATTCACATACACATTCGGAGACCACTTATGTCAGTTGCGTATCATCAGGCACAGAAGGTTAAGTACCGTGTGACCTTAGAGTTGGAAGTGTTTGATGACATGAACCCACATCAGATTCAGTGGGATAAAGTACTGAACTTAGAACCTGCTGAACACTGTGAGGCATATGTAGAGTCTCTGAGTACTCCTGATCGTTGGTGATTTAGGGTAAAATAAGGGTTTTAGTTTTGATATCATAACCCCCCATAAATACCCCCAGTTATGATATCAAAACTATGAGACCCCAAAAGTATAAGAATCTAGGTGCCGGCGTTATGATCCGCGTCCCACATCTTACCACCAGAGTCCTACCACAACTGCAAGACGTTATGCAACAGTTAGAGGAGAACGGTGAGGATAGTTGTGAGGTGATATTACAGGTCTTAAGTGATATTGGTGAAAGAGTGAGTAACTGAAACTTGGAGCCTCTAAAGTGTCCCTATAGTGTAAGGACAACCCAACTCCACTAAATGACTGCCACTCTCGAAATGACCTACAACGGTTATGCAAACTACGAGACCTGGAATGTAGCACTGTGGATTCAGAATGATGAGGGTCTTTATGACATTGCTCGTCTCTGTGATGATTATCAGGACTTCGTAGATTCCACTGAGGACTTTATTCTTAAGACCCCTGATGGAGTATCATTCACCAGCACTAAGTTGGACATCGAAGAACTCAACGAAGTCATTGCAGATCTCTAAGGACCTTATACCTTAAGTCCTGAGTATGACTCTAAACTACTCACACACAGTTCACAACACTTTTCTTTCGTTATGTCCAAGTCCGTGATGATCTCTCTGCTTGCACAAGGTAACAATGGCAATGAGATTCTGTCGATCCTCGATACTCTTATCGATGATACTCAGAGTGATGTTGCTTATGCACAACCGACTGCAGATGTGATCGAGTTCTGATATCTTCGTGGGGTGCAGTGCTTGACATTGTACCCCTTATGTCTTAGGATATTCGTATTCGTATTCGCAGTTATATGGGGTCGATTCCTTAAGCGTCCGACCGCGTAACCCCGTATAAAAACGCTAAACTACCCTAACCTACAGAGGTGACAATTCGACCTCTAAATATCAAACACATAAAAATTTTCCGGAAGTATTAGAGTCATGTGGAAGTCCTTTAAAACCAAAAACGGTTCCTGTCTGAGACAAGATAAGAGATGTAAAAAGGGAAACACAAGAACTCAAGCACAAAAGAGCGCATCAAATAAAAGAAAGAAAAAATGAGACGTAGATCACCATACTGGAACTTCTGGAAGGTTATCTTTGCGGGTTGGTTAATACGATATCCTCGACAGTGTTTTTCGATTCTCGGATGCACTGTCGGGTTTTTGTTTGTGTTGATATATAATGCAGTTAAGTAACCAAAATCCTCAAAAAATTTTTCCAAGAAATTTTTTTTATAAAAGGGTCTTGGAAAGTTTTTGAATTTTATGGAAGGACATATGGAAAAGATATATCACATCTATGCAAAAGATCGTTGTTTATTTCATTCTATCAAGGAAGAAGAGTTTCAGACAACTTGGAAGACCTTGAAGAATATGGTTGGTATTATGAAGACTGATTATTCGGTTGATGATTTATCTTATGAGGAACTTATGGTGAACCGGAAAGTCTCTTTAGATAGTTCTCATTGACAAGGCATATATAGACTGTTAAAATTGAACTGAACGTTTATTTCTCTTATGGCAAAAGGATTTACTGTTAAAGCCGCAGCTCCTAAGGTTGCAGAGGCGGAGTGGAATTATGATTCGATTAAGGAACGGATGCGAGGGAAGAGTATTGTATTCTGTCTTCCTGGTCGTGGTTGTTCTTTTATTTTTCTGAAGGCATTTGTTCAACTCTGTTTTGATCTAGTTCAAAATGGAATGAGTATTCAGATTTCTCAAGACTATAGTTCAATGGTGAACTTTGCACGTTGTAAGGTTCTTGGTGCAAATGTGTTGCGTGGACCGAAACAAGTACCTTGGGATGGTAAGTTACAATATGATTATCAACTCTGGATTGATAGTGATATTGTTTTTGATTCGAATAAGTTCTGGCAACTTTGTGATCTTTCATTGAATGAAGAAGGTGAAGAAAAGGAAATCGTTGCGGGTTGGTATGCAACTGAAGATGGTCATACAACATCAGTTGCACATTGGTTGGAAGAAGATGACTTCCGTAAGAATGGTGGAGTGATGAATCATGAAACTGTTGAGTCGATTAGCAAGCGCCGGAAACCTTTTACTGTTGACTACACTGGTTTTGGTTGGGTTCTGATTAAAAAGGGTGTCTTTGAGAATCTTGAGTATCCTTGGTTTGCACCGAAGATGCAAGTCTTTGAATCTGGAGCAGTTCAAGATATGTGTGGTGAAGATGTATCATTCTGTCTTGATGCGATTGAACAAGGTTATAAGATCTGGTGTGATCCTCGTATTCGTGTGGGACATGAAAAAACTCGCGTAATCTAATGGCTTTTAATATCTTATACAAAGGACGTAAGATATATCAGGACCTCAGTTATGAAGAATGTACTGAGGTTCTTGACGAACTCTCCTCTAAGTATTATACTGATGAGGAATTTGATATTGAACAACTCGAACTGGAGGAAATTTAATGGCTAAAGGTGGATCGAATAAAACGGTGTTTGAATCAGGCGCACCAAAGAAAACTCGTCAAGGACGTTCAGCGCGAACTCTTCTCTCTGCAACGTCTCGCAATGGTCGTAAGAAAAAGTACAGAGGACAAGGTAAATAATATATGTACCACTTAGACTCACAAGATGAATGGAATTCAATACATCCAGAAGATCTTTGGGTCTATAACAAGTTATTTTTAAATCAACGTCTAAGACACCTCTGTGGTCCTACAGGGGTGTCTGTTCCATATTCGGGGTATTATATCGTCCGACCAAGTATTAACTTACTTGGTATGGGGCGATTTTCTCGTATAGAGTGGATTGATAAAGAAACTGATCATTTTCATCCAGCTGAGTTTTGGTGTGAAATATTTGAAGGGAATCATTACAGTGTTGATTTTCACCAAAGAGAACCAAAGTTAGTTGTTTTGGGCGAGAGAAGTATAGATGATCCATTATACAAGTGGAAAAAATGGACTAAAGTTGATCAAAGATTTGATTTTCCATCTATATTAAATAATCTAAAGGGTGATTATGAGTGGATAAATTGTGAATTTATCGGAAATCACTTGATCGAAGTGCATTTTAGACGTAATCCAGACTTTAGATACGGAAATAGTGTTGCAATTCCCGTCTGGAAAGGTGATAGACCACAAAAAATAGGCAATTTTACCTTTGTTGAGGATAAAGATTATCTAAGAAGAGGATTTTTTATTAACTGACGGGATAGCAACCCCGTAAAAAGTTCTGATTTTACAAATCAGGAGATCAAAAATGGGAAAACCTTCAGATCGTGACTCAAATTACATGTATGAATTGTGGGGAACAACCAATTTAACGTCAGATTATGGTATTTTTGAAAAAATTAAAGACAAAAAGATGCTGCGTGAGATCAACCATGACGACTTGACTCCAAAAAAACATGATTTTTTGACTCAGAATGAACTACACTCAAAAATTCGTAATGATGAGGACTATGATGACTGGGAATATGGCACAGAACCTCTTTACGAATTCAAAAAACCCGAATAAATAAGATAGATTTATTCATTTTTATGCCTGTAGAACGGGTAAGTAGGGGTTTTAAAGACCTGAGTATGTCATTTCAGGTCAATCCAATCAATTATGACCTAATCACACTCAAAAATGAGAGTGCGATTGCTCGTTCTATTCGCAATTTGGTACTTACTTACCCTGGCGAAAGATTTTTTAATGAAAACTTGGGATCTAAAGTAAGTCGTTCTTTGTTTGAGAACATTGATGAGATATCAGCATCAGTGATTAAAGATGAAATTGAGAATACAATCAACAATTATGAACCCAGAGTTGACTTAATCGATGTAATTGTCGATCCTGACTATGATAATAACAATTTTAACGTGACAGTTAATTATTATATCATTGGAATTGATGTTCTTCCACAACAATTATCATTCGCATTACAGCCAACACGATAATGGCATTAGTAAACTTCACAAATCTAGATTTTGATCAGATAAAAACTTCGATTAGAGACTATCTCAGATCGAACTCCAATTTTACTGACTACGACTTTGAAGGGTCTAATCTTTCAACGTTGATTGATGTTCTCGCATACAATACATATATTTCCTCATATAACGCTAACATGGTTAGCAATGAGGTTTTTATTGATAGTGCAACACTAAGAGAGAATGTAGTTTCACTAGCAAGAAATATTGGATATGTCCCAAGATCAAGAACTGCATCTAGAGCTGTCATATCATTTTTTGTAGACACTACAGGATTTTCTACAAACCCACTCACCTTAACGATTAAAAAGGGAACGGTTTGTACATCATCTTCATCTTTTGGTGCTGAAAGTTATACTTTTGCAATACCACAAGACGTAACAACACCAGTTGTTAATGGAATCGCATCATTCAATAACGTAGAAGTTTATGAGGGTACTTTTTTAACATCAAACTTTACGGTTCAAGCTGAAAACTCAGCACCACCACAAAGATACATCTTAGAAAACGCAAATATAGATACATCTACAATTTCAGTAACTGTAAGAGACACTCAATCTAGCACATCTTCAAGAAAATTCATTTTATCCGATAGTTTATTTGAAGTAATTTCAACATCAAGAGTTTTCTTTATTCAAGAAATAGAAGATCAAAGATATGAGTTAATCTTTGGTGATGGTGTGTTTGGTGAAAAATTACAATCTCAAAATTTTATTGAGGCTTCTTATATTTCTACCAGTGGAGAGTCTGGAAATGGAATTTCTTCATTTACCTTCAATGGAAGAATAGTAGATAACAATAATAATCTAGTTTCAAGTGGTATATCTCTAATTACGACGGTTTCTCCTTCTCAAGGTGGAAATGAGATAGAGTCTGTTAATTCGATTAAAAATTATGCACCAAGAATATACTCATCATACAATAGAGCTGTAACCGCAGCAGATTATGAATCACTGATTCCAAAAATTTACCCAGAAACTCAATCAGTTTCTGTATTTGGTGGGGAAGATTTGACACCCCCACAATATGGTAAAGTTTTTATCACAATCAAACCATTTTATGGACCTTTTGTACCAAACTCAGTAAAGGATAATTTAAAAAATAAGTTAAGAAGATATAGTGTTGCAGGAATTGTGCCAGAAATTCTTGATTTGAAATATCTTTACATTGAATATGACTCTACCGTCTATTATAACACAAATCTAGCTCCAAGTTCGGACTTTGTAAAAACAATTGTTTCAAACAATATTAATAATTATGCAAATTCTATAGAGTTGAACAAATATGGTGCTAGATTTAAATACAGTAGATATCAAGGAATTATTGATGATAGCCATGAGTCAATAACTTCAAATATTACCAAAATTCAAATTAGAAGAGACATGAGAGCAAGTCTCAATCAATTTGCAAATTATGAGATTTGTTTTGGAAATGAATTTCATATTAAGAACATAAATGGTTACAATATAAAATCTTCAGGATTTAAGGTCTCTGGAATTGCAGATACTTTATACATGTCCGATATACCTAATCAAGACGAAAGAACTGGAGAAATTTTCTTCTTCAAGTTAGACTCTCCCACACAACCAGCAATAGTAAGAAGATCCGTAGGAACTATTGATTATATGAAGGGAGAAATATTATTGAATAGTGTGAATATTATTTCAACATCAAAAAGCGTTCAAGGACAGTCAATTGTTGAAATTGCAGTTGTCCCTAAGTCAAATGATGTGATTGGATTACAGGATTTATATTTGCAACTAGATATTAATAAGAGTACATTAAATATGTTATCTGATGATGTTTCTTCTGGAGCAGATCCTTCAGGAACAACATATACGACTACTTCAAGCTACACAAACGGGAACTTAGTAAGACTGTAAGAAATGGTAGATACAAGAATCAAGATCAATAAAGTTGTTGCAAACCAACTTCCTGGGTTTGTAAAAGAAGAGTTCCCCTTAGTTGGAGAGTTCTTATCTCAATATTACCTCTCTCTAGAGGGTCAAGGATCTACTTTAGATATTTTACAAAATATTGATCAATATGTAAAAGTTGATACTTTAACCAATTTAACGGATTCTACAACTTTAGAGAATAACGTTGATTTTATTGACGATACGATTACTGTAACTTCTACTTACGGATTTCCACAGTCTTATGGACTTATCCAGATTGATTCGGAAATCATTACATATACCGGCATCACAACAAACTCTTTTACTGGATGTATAAGGGGTTTTAGTGGAATCACTTCCTACAGGGGACCAAATACCCCAGATGAATTAGTTTTTTCTCAATCTGGAATATCTACTCATTCTTCTGGTTCAACAGTTAACAATTTAAGTGTACTTTTCTTAAAAGAGTTTTTTAAAAAAGTAAAAGTACAAGTAACTCCTGGCTTTGAAGATAGAGAACTATACTCCGAAGTAAATCAAAATCTTTTTGTTAAACAATCAAAAGATTTTTATTCGTCAAAAGGTACAGATCAATCCTTTGAAATTCTTTTTAGAGCTTTATATGGAGAAGATGTTGAAGTAATTAAACCAAGGGATTATCTTTTTATTCCATCATCTGCCGAATATAGAGTATCAAGAGATTTGGTAGTAGAGGCTCTTGATGGAAATCCAGAAGATTTAGTAAATAGAACTTTATTCCAAGATGAAACTGATATTTTTCCTGGAGCAAGTGGATCCATAAATGATGTTCAAAGAATTGTTAGAGGAAATAAAGATTATTATGTAATAAGTTTAGATTATGATTTTGATAAGGATATAACCGTAGAGGGATCTGTTTTTGGAAGATTTTCAGTACATCCAAAAACAAGACTTATAACATCTGTATCTGCAGGTTCCACAACCCTCGATGTAGATTCTACGGTTGGATTTCCCACCACAGGTACACTGATCGCAGACTACAGTGACGGAACTTCATCGACAATTACATATGAGTCAAAAACATTAAATCAGTTTTTTGGATGTTCTGGTGTAGACAGAACTATTGATTCCACTCAAGATTTGAGAATAGATGCATATGCATATGGATATTCTGGATTAAGTACAGATAATGTCGTTAAAGTAAGAGTTACTGGCGTTCTTTCTGAATTAGATTTATTTCCAAATACTTTTTATTATGAAAGTGGAGATATAATACAAACTAAAACTCTTGGAATTGGTTTAACTTCTAATATTTCAAATAATTGGTTTTATAATATTGCAACTTCTTATGAAGTTCAATCAATCGCCTTACAAAATGCATCAAACTTTACATACAATTTAAGAACGTATGACAATCATAATTTTGTAGTCGGAGACTCTGCCAAAATAATTTTTACCGATGGTACAGAAAGAACAACAAGTATAATTTCTATCTTAAATGAAAATACTTTTGTGATTAGAGGTCAAGGCCAACTTGACGTGCAAAAAACTTATGTTATACAAAAAACATTATCAAGAGTAAATTCTAATAATTATCCAGAACTGAACATTTACACAACTAATGTTCAAAATTTATATGCTGATGGAGAATCTTTATATGTAGCCTCTCCATCTATACCAAATTACTTAGACCAACCATTAAACATAAACAACAGATCAATCACTTTATCTGGCACTTTTAATGGTGAAGAAATTTCAATTCCAAATCACGGATTGTACACTGGTGATTCTGTAACTTACCGACCAGTAAGTTCCACAAATACCTTAAACATTTCTGAGGGAATTTATTTTGCAAAAGTTATTGATGAGAATACTATAAAACTTTCCAGAAGTAGATCTAATATTTACAACGGCAATTACATATCTGTTTCGGGTACGGTATCAAATAATCTCCTAGAATATACTCCTTTTGCATATCAAAAGTTAGAACCTCAGAAAATAATTAGAAAAATTTCTGATGCAGTAAATGATGAGAATGATCATGAAACTGTTCCAGGATTAACAGGAGTTCTTGTAAACGGAGTAGAGATTTTAAATTATAAATCCAGTGATTCTGTATATTATGGTTCTATAGAAGAAATTGATGTGACTTCTGGAGGATCAGATTATGATGTTATCAATCCACCAGTCCTTGAGATCACTGATGCCGTTGGATCTGGGGTATCTGCATATTGCGAAATTGAAGGAAAACTTGAAAGAATAGAAATCATTGACGGTGGATTTGATTATGTTGAAACTCCAATCATCACTATTACTGGTGGAAATGGGTCAGGAGCAGTAGCAAAACCAAATCTGGTCACTATTAGTCATTCAGTATCTTTTAATTCAATCGAAAGTGCTGGACTTGTAAACTTAAGCAATAATACTGTAGCCTTTTCAACGCATCATAAATTTAGAGATGGTGAATTAGTCATATATGAAACAAATGGACAAACTTCTGTTGGAGGACTTTCTACCGATTCTCCATATTATGTTTCTGTTCAAGATTCATTTACTGTTAAGTTTCATAGAACTTTTTCTGATGCTATATCTGAACTCAATGTTATTGATTTGACATCTTATGGGGTTGGTAATCATGTAGTGAAATCTGCAAATCCCAAAAAAATACTAGGATCTATTTCTATTGAAAATTCTGGAAGTGGATACAAAAATAGAAAAGTAACGGTTTCATCATCTGGAATTAATACTTCCTCAAATGACATTACAGTAAAAAATCACAAATATAGAAGTGGTGAACTTGTTTATTATACTCCAGGTATATCACCTATTGAAGGACTTTCTCAAGGATCTTATTATCTCACTAAAATAAGTGATGACAATTTTAAGTTGTCTCAGGTTGGTGTTGGATCTACTGCACCAGATTTTTATTATAGAAACTCACAATACATTGATTTAAAATCAACGGGATCTGGAGTCCAATCATTTAATTATCCAGAAATTCAAGTTACAGTTTCTGGAACGATTGGAGTTTCCACTAGAACCGATCAAGATTTTAGTGCTGTAATTCAACCCATTTTCCGAGGAGAAATAACTTCAGTATTTGTTGAAAATGGTGGTGTTGGTTATGGATCTTCTGAAATTTTAAACTATAATAGACAACCAACATTTACATTAAACTCTGGATCTGGAGCTCAACTTCAAGCGATTGTTTCCAATGGAAGAGTAACAGAAGTATTAGTGCTTAATTCTGGTTCTGGTTATAACTCACCACCAACATTGACAGTCGAAGGATCTGGATCAGGAGCTATTCTGACTCCATTGATTTCTAGTGGAGTGATAACTCAAGTTAAAGTAGTTGCAAGTGGATCTGGGTATTCCCCTTCAAATACTTCTGTTACAGTTACTTCAGCCGGATCAAACGCACAGTTCTCATCAACTCCAAAAATTTGGACTGTTAATATTTTTGAGAGACTCCTATTAAATGATCAAATAACCGATGATGATGGAGTTATTACAAAGGGAACTAATCAATCATTCGGACTTCAATATTCTCATTTATATTCCCCAAGAAAATTAAGACAATCAGTTTTTGGAACCAAAATTGTAAATGGAAATACTGTTCATGTGCCAGATCTTATTTTAGAAAACGGTAGAGAAGTCTTATCCGATACACACTCACCAATAATTGGATGGGCATATGATGGAAACCCAATTTATGGACCATATGGTTATTCATCACTTACCGGAGGATCTGTAAGATTGATGAAGTCTGGATATGAGTTATCTGTCCTCACAGATAGACCAAATCCTGTTGATTCATTGGGTAACAATATCTATCCAGATGGTTTCTTCGTAAACGATTTTTCTTATAAAAATTCTGGAGACCTAGATGAATTTAATGGTAGATTCTGTATTACTCCAGAATTTCCGAATGGAATTTATGCATATTTTACATCAATAGATACACAATCTCTAGAATCATCTCCACCATTTAAGAATTATAGAAAACCAGTATTCCCATATTTTATTGGTAATAAATTTAAATCAAAACCAATAAATTATAATTTTGACAGATATTCAAATCAAGATGATATTGATCTGAACTCCACTGATTATTTTAGAAATACTACTCCATATAATTTATTGGATCAAAATTCTTATTATGATTTTGTAGTAAATCAAAATAAGATACAAGTTCAAAATACAGTAATTACAAATACAACTTCAGGAAAAGTAGAATCTGTAGGAATTATAACCGGAGGATCAAATTATCAAGTTGGAGATAAGTTGATATTTGATAATTCCGAAACTGGAGGAATAGGAGCTGACGCAGTAGTATCATTGGTTTCTGGAAAAGAAATAAGAAACATCAGTATTGCTAGCACCAGTGTTTCTAATGTACAGTTTGCACCAATTAACCTTAATGGATATTTTATTGGATTTGCAACTTCTCCACATAATTTAAAAAATTATGACACAATATCAATTAGTGGACTGAATACAACAGGAACTAATTTACAGTCTCTGTTTGTTGCAGGCGTATCTACCGATTTCTTCACTCTCAAAAATGATGTTTCTGACAGTTCGACCACAGGAATTATAACTTATTTTAATATAAGTGGAAACTTATCATACCCATTTATTAGAGAAAATGATATATTGGGAATTGGAACCGAAACAGTTAAAGTTTTAAATGTAGACCCAGAATCTTCGAGAATAAGAGTTTTGAGAGAGTATGGGGGAACCGTAGGATCTTCTCATACTGGATCATCAATATTAACAGAAGATCCTAGAAAGTTTTATTTTAGTGCGAGATTGATTAACACTCCTTTCCAGTATAATGTCACTAAAGAATTTTATTTTGATCCTAGTGAAACTGTTGGAGTTGGAACTATAAGTGGAGTTGGTATTGGATATACATTAAGTTTTTCAAATCCTGGGGTAGGAATAACTCAGATTTTTATTCCAACAAAAGCACTCTATATTCCTGGACACAATCTAAACACGGGAGATGAATTAATTTACAACACAAATGGTGGTGGTTCTATCGCAATTTCTACTGATGGTATCTCAAATTTCAGTCTAACAAATTCTCAGGTTGTTTATGCTGCTAAAATATCAAATGATTTAATTGGAATATCAACATCTAAAGTTGGTTTAGGAACCAATGGAAGTTTTGTGGGTATTAATAGTAGTTTGTATGTGAATACTCTTTATTTCACGGGCATTGGTACAGGAAATAATCACAGTTTTAAAACAAATCCAGAAAATATTTTAAGAGGAACTGTAAATAAAAACTATGTAACTGTTTCTACTGCTTCCACTCATGGATTGAATTTATATGATAATGTATTCATGGAAGTTCTTCCAGGAATTACAACAACAGTTTTTGTACAATATAATGACTATCATAGAAAATTAATCATCAATCCAAGAAATTTCGTTTCAGGTGATGTTGACATTTTAAATAATACTATTACTATCCAAAATCATGGTTTAGTAACTGGTCAAAAAGTACTCCATACATCTTCATCACCTTCTGGTGGATTGGAATCTGATGAAATATACTATGTTTATGTTATTAGCAATAATCAATTCAAATTATGTGCAACCATTTCTGATGCATTTAAACTCAATCCAGTTGTAATTGATATTACAAGTGCTTCATCAGGTACTATTTCAAAAATAAATCCACCACTTGCTTTAGAAAGAAACAAGACTGTTGTATTTGACCTTTCAGATTCTTCTCTGTCATTTACAAATAATTCTGTTTTATATTCTGCTTTTGATTTTAATATTTACTCCGATGCAAATTATAAGAATGAATTCTATTCTAGTTCTTTTAACAATACATTCGAAGTAACAAAGAGTGGAACTATAGGAATTAGTACAAATGCCCGTTTAACGTTAAAGGTAACTGATACTTTACCCAAAACATTATATTATAACTTAGAACCAGTAAACTTAGATTTAAATTCTGATTTCAAAAAACAAATATCGGTAGATAATGAAAATATAAAAAATAATAATACTTTAGTTGTTGTTGATAACGTCCTAAACAACAGACATCTTGTTACTGGAATTGGATCAACTACTTTTACATTTAATTTAACTGAAAGTCCAAGTGAATCATCATACACTCAGAATGATGGAATTCTTAAATATTCGACAAATTCAAACTCTGTTTATGGATCAATCTCAAGCATAAATGTAAATTCTGAAGGAAGAGGTTATAGAAGACTTCCTGGTATCTCCTCAGTTTCTTCAACTTATGGCAACGGATCAATTCTTATACCAGAAAGTAGTTCAATTGGTAAAATATTAGACACAAACATTCAAGATATCGGATTTGATTATTCATCGGATAAAACCTTAAGACCACAAACTCAAGTTCCACAAATATTAAGAGTAGAACCATTCTACTCTTTTGAAAGAATTGGAATCACATCTGTTGGTGTTAATTATTTGACCGCACCAAACTTAGTGGTTTTAGATGGAAAGACAAACCAAAGAATAACTGATGTTGATTTGCGTTATAATCTTGGAGATACTGAAGTAAGTATATTTAAAAATACAGAATCACTAAACAATAGGACTCCTATTATAATTCCCATCAACAATTCAAATGGTATACCAGTTTCGTCTATATCATTCAATAATTCAACAAAGGATGTAACAGTTTCTCTGGGAGTAAGTTTTAGTTCTATTAGTGACTTTCCATTTGAAGTTGGAGACTCTATATTAGTGGAAAATATTAGTGTTGGTATTGCTAGCACTGCTAGGGGTTATAATTCATCAAATTATAACTACTCATTCTTCACACTTACCCAAAGAGATCCTAATATTGGTGGAGCAAATGCCACAATAACATATAATCTTTCAGATTATTTACAGAATGGAGAAATTGCTGGTACTTATGATCCCATAAATTCTGCAGGAAGGGTAATTCCAACAAAACACTTCCCAATATTTGATGTTTCTATTGTTTCAAATGACTTCCTAAAAAATGAAACTGTAACTTCAATTTCTGCATCAGGAATTGTTAATTCTTGGGATAACAAAAATGGATATTTAAAAGTTTCTTCAGTTAAAAACTTTAACATTGGAGAAACAATCGTAGGATCTTCATCAAATACTATCGCAAAAATAGTTTACATATTCAATGTAAGTTCCAACTACTCTACAGATTCTTCATCAATAGTCAAAAAAGGTTGGTTGAATGATACTGGATTTTTAAACAACAATCTTCAGAGATTACATGATAATGACTATTACCAATACTTCTCATACTCACTAAAATCTAAGGTTCAATATGAGGATTGGAATAATGCAGTAAGTTCTCTAAATCATACTGCAGGATTTAAAAAGTTTAGTGATCTAATTGTAGAGTCTATAGATTTGGATAACGTTGGTATATCCACAGACCAAAATCTCGGAGACTTTACTGGAATTTCTGATTTCATTTCAATTATTGACCTTAATTGTGTTAATGACTTTGATTTAGCAACAGAAAGAACTCTCAATATAGGTTCTGATATCTACTCTGATGAAATTGTATTTAAATCCAGGACTCTTCAAGATTATATTGAATCCATTGGAAATAGAGTTTTGGTGATTGATGATATAAGTGATCAATTTAATAGTAACCCTAGACCTGAACAATATAACACTATCGATCTATTCCTTTTAGATTCTGCCAGAAGTAAAAAGTATATAATATATGCCATCGATAAAAGGTTTACTGGGGAGAGGCAAATAATCTTAGTTACTCTTCTCCATAATAATAGTGTTGGTTTCTTAAATCAATATGGAAGAGTTGAAACTGTATTAGATTTAGGTTCTTTTGATTTTAATGTTGTTGGGACAGAAGGACAACTTCGTTTCTATCCAACAAAGTATACCGTAAACGATTATAATTTGAGTCATGTAGCATATAACATTGAGGATACTATTGCGGGTATTGGATCGACTGATTTTGGAGATACTGTAAAGGTTGATAGCAACACCATAACATTACCATCAGGAACTAGTTCACCAACAACTATTGTGGGTATTGCTTCCACATATAGATCCTCAAAAATTCTTGTTCAACATAGTGCTATTGATAACTCTTACTTTGAATACGATGAATTGACTGTGATACATGACGGCACAAATGTTGAATTACTGGAATATGGTCAATTAAGCACGGATACTTTACTCCCAACTGCTTCTACTGGACTTGGAACTTACAGTGCATATTTGTCTGGATCAAACTTGAATATAGACTTTACTCCAAATGTTGGACTCGGTGTTACATATAATGTAAACACAATTAGAATTTCCATAGCAAATACTTCTTCAACGGGAGTATCAACGTCTACATTAAATACAACAATTCTTGATTCTAGAATAACATCTATTGCATCAAGCACTTCTCCAGTAGCAAATGTTGTATCAGAGTACTCTAGTGATTATTCTTGTGCATATTATGTGATAAGTATTGAAGATACAACTAATGGACAGTATCAAGTTTCTGAGATTATTGTTGCTGATGATGGAATAACCCCATTCATAACTGAATTTGGAATTGTTCAAACTGGTTCTAATTTGGGTGATTTTGATTGTTCTATTTCTGGAGGCAAAACTCAACTCACATTTGCACCAGTATCAAATGCAGATGTTCAAGTAAGAGTTTTCCAGAATGCATTACGGTTAGTTGATGCAGATAACTCAAATACTTTAATAGATTTTAATAATGCATCAATAAATTCTGGATATGGTGATTATACCGGAACAGAAACCGATATTAAACGTTCTTTCAATCTTACCCATAAACAACTACCTATTTTTGAAAGACACTTTGTTGGTAGTGCATCTACTGTTGTTGACTTGACCGATAACCTAATTAAAATCCCAAATCATTATTTCGTAACTGGTGAAGAATTGGTTTATAGTTATGCTGGAACTGGAACTACACAAGCAATTGGAATTGTTACCACAAGTATTGTTGGTATTGGAACAACTGATAAACTTCCAAACACAGTTTACGCAATAAAAGTAAATGACATTTCTATAAGACTTGCATCCTCTGCTGAAAATGCACTTAAAACAGTTCCAACTCCACTCACTTTATCTTCTGTTGGTATTGGCACTTTACATACATTTACATCAAAAAAACAAAATTCGAGAGTTGTTGTTGGTATTGATAATGTAATTCAATCTCCTATTGTTTCTACTGCAGTTACAACTACTTTGTCTCAAGAATCACTCATAACTGACGATACAATTACTGTTTCAGGAATAACATCATTCTTTGGTGGTGATTTAGTGAAGATTGGTGATGAAATAATGAGAATCAATACAGTTGGATTTGGAAGCACTAATGTTCTTTTAGTACAAAGACCTTGGATGGGTACTGGAATTTCCTCACATTCCAATGGATCTCTAGTTACAAAAGTTGATGGTGACTATAATATTGTAGATAATGCAATTAACTTTATCACTGCACCATATGGACCAACTCCAATAGGAACAACAACGAATAGTCCAGATGAAATTGACTATACTGGAATAACAACCCATTCCACCTTTAGTGGCAGATCTTTCATGAGATCTGGTGTTCCAAATACATCGGAGGAACCATATAGTAATAATTATGTGTTTGATGATATTTCATCACAGTTTACTGGTTACTCGACATCATTCAACTTAAAGTCTGATGGTGTAAATGTAACTGGATTCTCGACAGATAATGCAATTATTCTTGTTAATCAAATATTCCAGGGGCCTAAAAAAGTTCTTGGTGGTGGAAACGTTCTTGGAGACTATGATTTATTAGAAAATGTTGGCATCACCAGTATTCAGTTTACTGGGTCCATATCTTCAACTTCATATGATATAAACACTGCAAATGTTTCTTTGGGTGGAGTCATTATTTCTGTTGGATCAACTAAAGGATTTGGTTACCAACCTTTAGTTTCTGCGGGTGGAACTGCAATTGTATCTGGTCTTGGAACTATTTCATTAATTAGTATTGGTAACAGTGGTTCTGGGTATAGATCCGGTATTCAAACTGTTGTAAATGTTGGTGTTGCAACTTCTAGTACTGGAACACCAAATATTGAGTTTATAGGAACTGCTACTATAAGTGGTGGACATATTGTTAGTGTTGCAATTACGAATCCTGGAACTGGTTATACATCATCAAATCCTCCTATTGTTATCTTTGATGACCCACTTTCATATTCAAATATTCCTTTAATATACAGTTCTTCTTCAGTATCTGGTTTGGGCACAGGAGCGACTGTTAATGTTGTTGTTGGTCAAGGGTCAAGTGTAATAGATTTTGAGATCACAAATCTTGGATATGGATATGGTCAAGGTGAGATTTTGACTATTGGTGTTGGTGGAACTGTTGGAATACAGACAGATGTTTCTTTACCATTCAGTGAGTTCCAGATCATCATTGACAGAACATATTCCGATAGTTTTGCTGGATGGTCTTTAGGCAGTCTTCTAGTTATTGATCCATTAGATTCTTTATTTGATGGAATTACAGTTTCTTTCCCAATTAAAGTAGATGGGAATCAAAAAACTATAAGAGCAAAGACAGGATCTCCAATAGACGTTGAAGCTACTTTATTAGTATTCATCAATGACATTCTACAAGTTCCTGGTCAAGGATACATCTTTAATGGTGGAAGCTTTATCACATTTACCGAAGCACCAAAATCTGGAGATACTTCAAAGATTCTATTCTACCAAGGAACCTCTTCTGTCGATGTTCTTGATGTTGATATTTTAGAAACAATAAAAGTTGGAGATGAAGTCAGATTAAACGATGACAATATCACATTCAAAGAAGATGAAAGAGTTGTATTTAGAATCAATTCTTCAGATAGTATCGATACTAATGTATATCCTGGACCCGGAATTTCCTTGGATCAGAACTATGAAAGACCTTTAATTTGGTGCAGACAAACTGAAGATAAATTTATTAATGGATCTCCAGTCTCTAAAGACAGAATTTTATATGAACCTCTAATTTATCCAAATACTAGAATAATTCAATCTGTTGGAATTGGATCAACAGTAATATTTGTTGAAAGTGTTAGGACTTTCTTTGATAGTTCAAAAGAAAACTTTAGTGGACAAGATATAATTAAAATTATATCTCAAGATAATGTAGTTGGAGCGTCTGCAACTGCAATAGTCTCTGTTGCAGGAACCATTAGTGCAATATCTGTAACTAGTGGTGGAATTGGATATACTTTTGCACCTTCTGTCACAATTGCGAATCCCGTTGGATTAGGAACTACTCAAAGATCTGAGTCAACTTCTTCAATTACTTCGGGAATTGTTACTTCAATTATAGTGACTTCACCGGGAACTGGTTACACAACATCAAATCCACCTGTTGTGTTAATTGAAGAACCAGATGTTTCAGATTATGTTGAAGAAATATCTTCAGTTCAATACTCTGGAGATTTTGGAATTATTTCTGGCATTTCAACAACTTCTGTTGGTGTTGCATCTACAGGAATCGTATTTGATTTAGTTATACCTTCAGATTCATTTTTAAGAGATGCATCTATTGTTGGTTCTGCTATAACTGTTAGTGGCATTCAAACTGGATATTATTTTGTTGTTTATAATACCAATGTTGGGTCGGGAGTAACTTCCCTCAGACAAGATGGTTCTGTTGTTGGTCTTGGTTCTTCTTTCTTGGACAATATCTATGAGGTTGCTGCAGTTTCAATTGCACAAACAAGTGTGATTGGATTTGGAGTTACTTATGTTGCAAAAGTCACCGTTAGTGTTAGAAATTATAATGGATTAGTTGGAACTGGTTACAGTAGTTTCTTTGGGGAATATAGTTGGGGAAGAATTTCCACTCCTACTAGAATAAATGCAAGGTCATTTACCGCATATAATAATGGAATTTTGGGTGTTTCAACTTCCCCGATAGTTGAAAGATACAATCCATTGAAGTATTTAAATTATATCTAATAAATAGATAAAAAACTGCAAAATGTCTGCAATTATAACTGATCAATTAAGAATACTTAACGCAAAGAACTTTGTTTCTGCAGCAACTTCTTCTGCAAATTCTTATTATTCTTTTGTAGGTCTTCCCAATGCGACTGATTATTCTTCATCATGGGATTCAATACCTCCTGCCCCTAAAGATAGTTTTGAACAGGAGAATGATTATTGGGACACTATGATTGCATTGAAGAAAATTTCTGCAAGTGATGTTCGTCAAGTGGTTAGAAAAGTTACTTGGACATCGGGTACAACTTATGATATGTATCGTCATGATATTAGTCGAACTAATACTTCAAAACCATCAGGTGCTACAAATTTATATTCTGCAAACTATTATGTTGTAAACGAAGATTATAGGGTTTATATTTGTCTTCAAAATGGAACAGATCCAGAAAATCCAACTGGAAGGCCTTCACTAGATCAACCAACTTTTACTGATTTGGAACCAAGAACCGCAGGTGATAGTGGGGATGGTTATCTTTGGAAATATCTTTATACAATTAAACCAAGTGAGTTGGTAAAGTTTGATTCAACAAACTTCATGCCAGTTCCAAGTAATTGGTCAACAAACTCTACAGATGCTGCAGTTAGAAACAATGCTGCAACAAGTGGTCAGTTGAAGATTGTTACGATTACTAATCGTGGAGTTGGACTAGGAACTGCGAACAGAACATATACTAGAGTTCCAATTAAAGGTGATGGTTCTGGAGCAGAAGCTACTATTGTTATCAATAATGATTCCAAAGTAGAATCTGTGACAATATCAAAGGGTGGTTCTGGATACACTTATGGAACAGTGGATCTTGTGTCTGGTAATGTTCCAACAGGTTCAACATCCCCTATTTTTAATGTAATCATTCCTCCTCAGGGTGGACATGGTGCAGACATTTATAGGGAACTAGGAGCATATAATGTTTTAGTTTATTCTAGAATTGAAAATGACACAGAAAATCCAGATTTTATCACAGGAAACCAAATTGCAAGAGTTGGTATTGTAGAAAATCCTCAATCATATAACTCTTCAACAACTCTAAATTTGGATAAAGCTAGTGCAGCTTACGCTCTAAAATTAACTGGACTTGGTTATAGTAGTGCAACCTTTACTGCGGATAGTACAATAACACAAACAATTGGTGTTGGGTCTACTGCTGTTGGTAGAGTAATTTCATATGATCAAACAACTGGTGTTTTGAAATATTGGCAAGATAAAAGTCTGGTTGGATTTAATAGTGATGGATCACTGAAAACAAATCCAACATATGGATTCCAACTAAACAGATTTACAGCAACTCCATCAACAGGAGGTTCTATAAACATTATTGGTGGAAGTGCAACTTTGGGTATTGATACAAACTATACAGGTGTATCTACTCAAATAAATAATAGAACATATTACCTTGGAC